ATATTCAGACAACTTTAGCAAGGTAAAGCATTAACGCAACAAAGTATTGGAGTGAAAGTTGCACCAAAATTTGACACAAATATTGATACAATTATTGTACCAAAATAACACCGATTTTACACCGATTATTGCACCTAAAAATAACGTGTTTCATAATGTTTATTTTGTTAGAAAAACTGAAAAAATTTCATTTCATCTATTGACATTAGACCTGTTATCTGCTATCATACAAGTATAGCAAGTGTTGGTTATACCTATGCGAAAACCATGCACCAAAGAGAGTGCAAGTATATGATGAAAGTGAGGTAACTATAATGGGTATTGCTAACAAGTATAATAAGGTTAATCTTTTTGATTTCACTATTCCGAAGGATTTTGAGTATCGTTCTCTGCATGATTTGTTTAATGATAATGGTAAGGATTTTGTTTATGAAGTTCGTGCATTATACATTAACAAAAAGTCAAAGTTCGGTGAGAGTCCTATTGTTGCTACTAATCAGTATCTTGTAAATCTTCCGAAGCACATGACCGATACTGTTAAAGAAATGATGCGTGATGAAGAGTTTGTAAACGCTGTTAATTCTGGTACAATCGGTTTCACGATTTACACTTATGAGACAAAGAACAGAGCAGAACTTTGCTACAGTGTGAATTGGGTAGACAGATAACACTATAAAAACAAATAAATACAACACTTGCTATGTGTAACTATAAAAGGGGAATTGTTAAGACTGAAAAACAGTTCCCCTTAAATTATCAAAACAGTGTCTATTCTGAATAGAAAAAATGAGGTGAATTATGAATAAAGAAAAGCTGTTAAAAATCGGTAACTATTGTAAGCAACACAGGATAGATAAGTTAGGGTATTCCTTAACTGATTTCTGTAAGGTAACTGATAACAATATTAAGAATGTTTCTGCATTTGAAAACGGACGTGCAAACAACATTTCCTATTTAATATCTTACTGGAAGTTGACGGACGTTGAAAACCGTGTAGAGTTCTTAAAGGGATTATTTGAATGTGTGTAAAGGGGGTGTTACAATGACTTTAGCAACTGAGATTATCAAAGATTTGAAGCACACTTGTATTAAGTGGAAAGTTCTCTTTTTTATCATGGTAGTTGTTGAAATTATTACTTTAATAGTGAGGTGAAAATATGGACAGGTTCGGAGTTAAACAAAAGGTAGAAGAAATTAAACGTGAAGAAAAGGAACTGAGAAAACAGGTTTCACGTTTGGCAAGCATGGCAAATAAGCGTATACAAAGACTTGAACAGTCTGAATTAACTGATACACCTGCATACAAGTCATGGGAAGAAAACGGTATGCACAGATTTAGTGTCAGAGGTAAAACGTATCAGGAAGTACAGGCAGAGTATTGGAGAGTTAAGAAGTTCATAGAAAACAAAACTTCTACTGTTACAGGTGCTAAACAAGTGCTTTATGATATGGCAAGTGCTACAGGTATCGAATACACCGATATAGCAGACCTGCAAGCTAAAGCAAGTAGTTTCTTCAATATAGCAAGCAAAGTTAAACAGTATTTACAGTCTGTTGGTGATAGTGCTGTTGCGTTAGATTATCAAAAGATATGGGAACAAATTAACCTGTATGTTAAAGAAGAAAATATAGAGTTAGCAGGTGCAGAGGGAGACTTAAACGCTATTGATGAAATAGTATCACGTATGTTGCAACTGAAAGAGGAAGAAACTTATTACTCTGAGTTTGACAAGTTATTTGATGCTATGGAAAAGGGCGGTTGGTTTAAGGTGTAAGGTATGGTTCATGTAAGCGAATTTTCATTAGAAGGTTTAGAGTATGAAGTGTGTATAAAATTCAGTCACAGGGATAAAGCGAAATATCAGTATATTAACATTCCGTGTGCTTTCGATATTGAAACTACTTCTACTTATGTAAACGGACAGAAATTTGCTTTCATGTATGAATGGACTTTCGGTATTAAAGATAGTAACTATATTTGCTATGGTAGAACATGGGAAGAGTTCATAGAACTTTGTGAAAAAGTAGCAGATTATTTTCAGTTGTCAGGTGAGAGATTTTTAGTCTGCTATATACACAATATGTCTTTTGAATTTCAGTTCATGCGAAAATACTTTGATTGGTTTTCAGTATTTGCGGTAGATGATAGAAAACCTATTAAGGCACTTTGTACGTTGGGAATTGAATTTAGAGACAGCTATATTTTATCAGGTTATTCACTTGCAAAAGTAGCTGATAATTTAACCACGTATAAGATTAAAAAATTAGTAGGTGATTTAGACTATGATTTAATCAGAACTAAAGATACTGAACTGACAGAGAAAGAGTTAGCATACTGCAATAATGATGTTGAGATAATTTTAGCATACATAGCAGAGCAGATAACACAGTATGAAAATATCTCACGTATACCATTAACAAATACAGGTAGAGTTAGAAAGTTTGTAAGGGATAAATGTTTATACACAAACAAGTCACATAAAAAGAGTAGTAAAAGCAAGTTCTACAGATACCGTGAATTGATGAAAGAACTTGTATTAACTGTAGATGAATATGCTATGTTGAAGCGGTGTTTCATGGGCGGTTATACTCATGCAAGTATGAGATATAGCGGTGAAACTTTACATGATATGGATAGCATAGATTTTACTTCAAGTTATCCGTATGTAATGTTATCAGAACAGTTTCCTATGAGTAGACCGATTAAGGTAGATTTGACAAAGCAGAAATTTACAGATTTACTAAAGAATTTTTGTTTGATGTTTGATGTATGTTTTGTTAATCTGAGAAGTAAACTAACTTATGATAGTTACTTATCTGAAAGTAAGTGTTCACAATTAGAAAATCCTGTTGTCAATAACGGACGTGTTTACAGTGCTGATAAAGTGGTTACTACTATTACAGATGTTGACTATGAAATAATGAGAGAAAATTATACATGGGACGAAATGTATATAGGTGACTGCTACAAGTTCTATAAACAGTATTTACCACGTGATGTTATACTTGCTATCTTAGAATTATACGGAAACAAAACAACATTAAAAGGTGTAGAGGGAAAAGAAGTAGAATATTTATTATCAAAAGGTATGTTAAATTCCGTGTACGGTATGACAGTCACAGACATTGTAAGAGGTACAATAGATTATAATAGCGATAGTCAAGAATGGACTGCTACAAAACCTGATGCAGATAAGTTTGCAGAGGACTTAGAAAAATACAACAACGATGTAAAGAGATTTCTTTATTATCCGTGGGGTGTTTGGGTAACTGCTTATGCACGTAGAAATTTATGGACAGGTATAATTGCTTTCGGTGAAGATTATGTTTACTCTGATACAGACAGTATCAAATGCAGAAACATAGAGAAACACAGGGATTATATCGAAACATATAATAAACGTGCTATGCAGAAATTACAGGATATGTGTAAGTTCCGAAAAATTGACTTTTCACTATGTTCACCGAAAACTATAGAAGGTGTTGAAAAACCTTTAGGTGTTTGGGACTGGGAGACACAAGGAAACAACTATAAAACATTCAAAACATTAGGTGCTAAACGATATATGTATCAGGATAAAAAAGGATTGCACATAACGATAGCAGGATTATCTAAACAAAACGGAGTGCAATACATACTTGAAAAGTCTGATAATGATTTAGATAAATGTTTTGATTTCTTTGATGATAATATGTCTATACCTGCTGAGTATACAGGTAAAATGACACACACTTACATTGATGAAGAAATGGAGAGTGTTATAACAGATTATCAGGGTAACAAAACTTATGTAAAATCGTTGTCAAGTGTTCATCTTGAAAAGTGCGAATTTACGTTATCAATTTCTAAACAGTATGCAGATTTCTTATCAAGAATGATGCAAGGATATATTTACAAAGGTGTTAAAGCAAAGTAAAATAATCACGTGGAACATAGTAAAATATGTTTCACGTGAAACATTATTTAGTGAGGTGATATAATGAGTAGAAAAAAGCAGAGCAGACCACAATATTATTCACTGAAAAATATCTTGTCAAAGGATTGTGTCTACAATGTTATTTTCGGTGAAAGAAGTAACGGTAAAACTTACAGTGTATTACAGTATGCTATTGAGCAGTATTTTACTAATCATACACAGGTAGCTATTGTTAGACGTTGGAAAGAGGATATTACTGGCAGACGTGCAAGCGATATGTGGACTGCATTAAATGAAAATCAGGAAGTAGCACGTATCAGCAACGGTGAATATCAGGGTGTCACTTATTGGAGTGGTAAGTTTTTCGTGTGCAATTATGATGATAACGGTAAACCGATTTATAACATTGATACTGACTGTATCGGTTATACTTTTGCATTATCGGAAAATGAACATAATAAGTCTATCAGTTATCCACGTGTAGCAACGGTTTTATTTGATGAATTTTTAACTAAAAGTCTGTATCTGAATGATGAATTTGTTTTGTTTATGAATACACTGTCAACGATTATCAGGCAGAGAAGTAATGTTAAAATCTTTATGTGTGGTAACACTGTTAATAAATTCTGTCCTTACTTTTCAGAGATGGGATTGACACACGTAAAGGATATGAAACAGGGTAGCATTGACGTTTATACTTACGGTGAAAGTGAACTGAAAGTAGCTGTTGAATTTTGTGCAAGTTCTGAGAGTACGAAAAAGAACAACTTTTACTTTGCGTTTAATAATCCGAAACTTGCTATGATTACAAGCGGTGCATGGGAGTTAGATATTTACCCACATTTACCGATGAAGTATAGACCGAAAAATATAGTGTTCACTTACTTCATAATCTTTAATGATTATACTTATCAATGTGAGGTAGTTTCTATTGATAGAACTATGTTTACTTATGTTCATCTGAAAACTACACCGATACAGGACGATAGCAAAGATTTGATATACAGTCTTGAATATAATCCGAAATTCAATTATAATAGAAATATATACAAGCCTATTACAAAACTGCAAGAAAGACTGTTGTGGTTTTTCAAAACTGATAGGGTATTCTATCAAAATAATGAGGTAGGTGATAGTATAAGCAACTACTTAAAAATCTGCAATTCTGTAAGAAAGTGAGGTTGATTGTTGTATGGAAGTTTACAACGCAATAATTCAAGCTGTTTCTACTGTAGGTTTTCCGATTGTCTGTTGCTTAATTATGATTAAGAACAACAACGATTTACAAAACGCACACAGGGAAGAAACGGACAACTTACGCAAGGTTATTGAGAACAACACTTTATCAATAACGAAACTGTATGAAAAGATTGACACACTTATTGATACTGTTAAGAAGTGAAAGAGAGGTGTAACTAATGGGCGATATTAGAAAGTATAATTATGGTGTAGATTTAGCTTCACACTATGATTATAAGAACAAGCAGAAAAATCTACAGCACCATGTAGAGTATATGTTAAACCGTTCTAATATCATGTTTGAGTACAAAAACTTACCTGATACAATACCTGAGAGAGAATTAGAGATATTGTTACAGACTAACGGTTTTGGTGCTTTCGTGAAAATTGACGGTGATTTCTATGTTGTAAATGGTGGTTTAGGTGGACTTCCTGACGTATACAACAGACCTACACAAATTGTTGTCACAGTTCCGTATCTGAATTACAATGCTACTTTAGACATTGATAAAGATTGTGTTATCATTCCTAACGATAGTATGTATATGGGACTGTTACCACTGTATGAAAAGTATTGTACTATTCTCATGGAAAATGAAATAACTATGATACTTGCAACAGTGAATAAACGTGTACAAAATCTGTTGTCTGCAAATGATGATAATACTGTTGAGAGTGCAAAGGAATTTCAGAAGAAAGTTTTTGACGGTGAATTAGGTGTTATTGCAGAAAGTCAGTTGTTCGATAGTCTGAAAGTAAATAACAGTTCTAATAACAGTCAGGTTTCTATGAAAGATTTGTTTGAGTTTCAACAGTATACTAAAGCAAGTCTTTTTAATGAAATTGGTCTGTCTGCTAACTTCAATATGAAGCGTGAAAGACTGACTGCAAATGAAGTTGAAGCAAACACAGATAATCTTTATCCACTGGTAGACGATATGTTAAAGTGCAGACGGTTAGCACTTGACAAAATAAATGAAATGTTCGGACTGAATATTGAGGTACAGTTTAATTCAAGTTGGGACTATCGTTTATTCAACGGAGAACCTATTGATAGTGAGGTGATAGCAGATGATGGAACTGTTAGTGATAGCGGTAACGATAATAGCGGTGATGTTAATACAGGTGTATCAGACGTTGACGATAACACGGAACATACAGAAACAACAGGTAGAGATAATGAAGCAGTTGGAAGCGATATTGAAACTTCTGAACAGTTGACCGAAACAACAGATGAAACTACAGA